ATGCAAAATGAAGCATGATGCTAATTAAAATAAATATCTCTAACAAAGTAAAAAGAAACAATAATTAATATAGATTGACTTTTTTATTGGACACTATATACTTGTACGATGGTTTTGGGATATTTTCCTCTTCACGAAACAGTCCAGTCTCCCAATTGGGCCACTTCAAACTCCGCATGTTTTGATATTCGTGCCCATCTTCATCCTACTCAAGAAATAATTTCTTTTCTTACCTCAAATGAAAAATTTAAAATTACTTGTTGTCCTGAAACAGAAGGAAAACGATATATTGAGTTGACTCCAGGATCCAGAACATTAGTTCCAACTGGTTTAATTTTAGATATTCCACAGGGACATTCTGTTAGAATTCACGCCCGATCTGGTCTGGCCCTTAAACAAGGTCTGGTTTTGGCCAATGCAGAAGGAATTATAGACGAAGATTATACAGAAGAATTGTTTATTATGTTAACAAATATTTCTATGCATACTCAACGAATTTATAATCAAGACAGAATAGCCCAAGGAGAATTAATTTCCAAGCTTGATTATGAACTCAAAAGAAGTTATACTGCTCCAAAACGAACTGAACGCATGGGTGGATTTGGTTCTACTGGTGTGAATATTCAAAATGAAAACCAAAACAATTGAAGATTTTTTGTTAGAAAACGCAAATTCTAACGGAATTCCTATTTTAGATGAAAACGTTTGGGCAGAAATGAATCGTCTGTGGACGAAGGCTCAAATTAAAACAGAATTTGCCCGATACATTGTTACTCATCGTCCAGAGTTTCCGTTCATTAATATTTCAAAAGAAATGATGGAAGAACGATTTCAGGCCCTAAAGACAATGAATTCTTCTGATTTTTTACTAACAAATTTTTCAAATGTAGTAGAAAAATATCCAGACTACAAATATCCGTTTTCTCAATACGGAAAACTTGTTATAGATCTTCACAATAAATTTAATCCAGTAAGCAATTATTTTCAACAAAAAAACAGAATGGCCTGCGGATCTTACGGATTTAGTAGTCCACTGGAAATCTGGAAAAATCAACAAGAATTAGAACGAATGAATTGGACGTTCTGGCGTCTAGGAAACAAGAGTATAGGCCTAACTGAATATAGAGGATCGTTTCGTTTAGGGGCATACGTTGCCACACAGTTCAAGCCCAACGTCGCCAAGACGTTTTACGACCTTACTCGCGCAAAGATCGTCTGCGACACCTCCTGTGGATGGGGCGACCGTTTGGCGGGGTTCTACGCGACGCCAATGACCGAGGCCTACTATGGGTGTGATCCGAATCCTGCCACGTTTGAGACCTATAAAACGCAATGCCGGGAATACGAAAGGCTTTTAGGATCTGTCCCTAAAATAACTGAAGGAGACGACTGGTTTGAGTGTAGAGGAAAGAAATTAGTTGTTATTTTTAGAAAACCTGCAGAAGACATGGAATGGCCCAAAGTAGAATTTGATTGCACTTTTACCAGTCCTCCGTATTTTTCAACAGAACAATACAATAAGGGCGGTCCGAACCAAGAAGATCAGTCTTGGAGCAGATACGCAGAATACGAAAATTGGAAAACAGGTTTTTATTTTCCCATGATGGATAAAGTCTGGCAAAGAACCCGAAGCGGTGGATTTGTTTGTATTAATATTATGGATCCACAGGTTCGAAACAAAAGATATCGAGCATGTGATGATTTAGTAGATTACATGAAAACTAAATCAGATTGTCGGTTTATTGGTCAAGTAGGAATGCGAATCAAACAACGACCTAAGAAACTAGACACTATGATTTTGAGACAACATCTGTCTACTATTTTCATTGAAAATGTTTGGTGTTTTTCGAAAGATATAGAAGCAAAATTTCATTTACCCACATTAGAAAATTTATTTGTTTGAAAGGAACATAATGAATCGAGAAGAATTATTTGAACATCATAAAAAGATTACGGATCAGGCACTTAATATTATGCGTATGAAAAATAACGATTATGCAGGAAAGTCTGGAACCACGCCATTTGCAAATTTTGAACGATGTGAGGCCATGGGAATATGTTCTACCGAAACAGGTTTCTTAGTCAGAATGACAGATAAACTTTCTCGCTTGAGTACTTTTGCAGCAGATGGTAAACTAATGGTTACTAACGAAGGATACGAAGACGCAATATTAGATATTGTTAACTATTGCATACTGTTTTCTGCCTATATAAAGTCTAAAAAAACCAATGAGTAAATTCTATACAAATGTTTACAGTGCGTACGATAAAATTCTGTTACGAGAACGAGAGAACGGAAAGTCTGTACAAAAAACAATACAATTCAAGCCGTCTGTTTGGATTGAATCCGATAAATCATCCGAATATAAAACTATAGACGGTAAACCAGTATCCAGATTAGAATTTGCAGATAATTCTGATTACAGAGAATTTATTCGATCTCATACTGGAATAGACAATTTCAGAATTCACGGTGCAATCGGATTTGAGTACCAATTTATAAGTCAGCAATATTCTGATATTGCAGATTACAAGTTCGACGATTTGGATATCATGTATATCGATATTGAAACTACATGCGAAGAAGGATTTCCGTCAATTGAAATGCCAACGGAATCCGTTATTTGTATCGGAATCAAAACAAACAAACAAAAAAATGTAGTTTTCTGTCTTGGTCAATATACACATATTGATCAATCCGTACAAGTATTCTCGTACGACGATGAGGCAGAAATGTTGACAGCATTTTTAGATTATGTCTCAGCAGAACCTCCTGATATTATCACTGGATGGAATGTAAAGTTTTTTGATATTCCGTATTTGTTGAATAGAATCAAAGAAATTCTATCTGCAAAAGATTTTAAACGAATTTCTCCTTGGAAAACTATTAAACAAAAAACGGTCAATTATAAAAATAGAGATCATTTAGTGTATGATATTGTAGGAATTTCTATTGTAGACTATATGGAGTTGTATCAAAAGTTTACTTATGTTACCAGAGAGTCTTATTCGTTAAACAATATTGCCAGAATCGAACTGAATGAAACTAAAACTAGTTACGACGAATACGAAAGTATTTCAGAATTCTATAAGAAAAACTTTCAAAAGTTTGTTCAATATAATATTCAAGACGTTGAACTAGTATTCAAATTAGAATCAAAACTTAAACTACTGGAACTTGCTGTTGCACTTGCCTATAGTGCTGGAGTAAATTTTACTGATGTATTCAGTCAAGTTAAAACCTGGGATGTTATCATATACAATTATCTTATTCGTAAGAAAATAGTTGTTCCTCCTAAAAAAGGAGCAAAAAAAGAAGAACAATATGCAGGAGCGTATGTTAAAGATCCTCTTGTAGGAATGCACGATTGGGTAGTAAGTTTCGACTTGAATTCTCTGTATCCACATATTATTATGCAATTCAATATTTCACCAGAAACTAAGTTACACAGTAAACTCTGGGGTAGAAATAAAATAAATCCTGATCGCATATTAACGTACAATGAGTCCGAGGACGTTTTACCTGAAACAAAGCAGGCACAGGAAGAAGATGTAACATTCGCTGCAAACGGTGTTGCTTTCAATAAAGATCAAACAGGATTTCTGGCAGATCTCATGGAATCTATGTACGAGGATCGAAAGAAATACAAAAATCTCATGTTGGCCAGTCAAATAAAATTGGAGAAACTAGGAAATACAGATTCCGAGGACAGAAAAAAAATAGAATACGATATATCTAAATTTAAGAATTTTCAAATGGTCAAGAAGATTCAATTGAACTCTGCTTACGGCGCAATAGGGAACGAATATTTCCGATTTTTCGATGTGGAACTGGCAGAGGCAATTACTCTTTCAGGTCAATTGAGTATTCAATGGATCGGAAAATCGTTAAACAGATATCTAAATAAACTATTCAAGACCAATGAAGTAGATTATGTAATTGCAAGCGATACAGATTCTGTGTATCTTCGATTGGCACCTGCAGTTAAACAGGCTCTGAAAGACAATACAGATACTGCTGCAGGTGTAGATTTCTTAAATAAATTTTCAGAAAAAATAATCGAACCGTTTATCGCCAAAGAATTTTCTCGACTGGCAAAACTCATGAATGCAAAACAAAACATGATGTTTATGAGTCGTGAAGTTATTGCAAACAAAGGCCTATGGACTGCAAAGAAACGATATATTCTTAATGTCTGGGACTCAGAAGGAATTCGTTATACTGAACCCAAACTTAAAATTATGGGAATCGAAACTACACGAAGTTCTACTCCAGAAATAATCAGAGAAGAACTTAAGTCTTGTATTCATATTATTATGAATAAGACAGAACAAGATTTGATTGATCATATTCAAGAGTTTAAAACAAAATTCATGACGTTTACTCCAGAACAAATAGCCTTTCCCCGATCAGTAAACGGAATTTCTGAATACAGTGACGGCATATCCATATATAAAAAGAACACTCCGATAGCAGTTAAAGGTGCCCTTATTTACAATTGGAATATTCATCAAATGAAATTGGGTAAAAAATACAAGCCTATTTCAGACGGAGACAAAATTAAATTTGTTTATTTGAAAATACCTAATCCGTTTGGTGGTGCTCGAGGAGAAGATCATGTGTTAAGCTTTTCTACAGTAATACCAAAAGAATTTGACTTGAACGAGTATGTGAACTATACTGCACAATTCGAAAAGTCTTTTATAGATCCGTTGGTTGGTATATTGAAAACAATAGGGTGGAACACAGAAAAACAAAATACTTTAGAAAGTCTGTTTAATTGAAAGGAAAATATGAGTAATTATCTTAAAGACATAATCAAAAATTCAGGAAATAAATACGCATCTGTCGTGGAAGACGGAATTGACGGAAGTGACGTGGACGGATTTTTAGACACAGGAAGTTATATTTTAAACGCATTGTTGTCTGGTTCTATTCACGGTGGAATCGCAAACAATAAAATCCTGGCACTTGCAGGAGAGTCTAGTACAGGTAAAACTTATTTTTCTGTTGGTATTGTTTGTAAGTTTTTGAAAGACAACAAAGATGCAGTTGTTTTGTATTTTGATACAGAACAGGCAGTTACATCTGATATGTTTGTAAAACGAGGAGTGGATCCTACTCGAGTTGCAGTATTTCCCGTTTCTACTGTAGAAGAATTTCGTCGTCAATTAATTTCTATTATTGATCGTTATTTGGAACAACCTGAAGCAGAACGTAAGCCTATTATGGTTGTATTAGATTCTCTTGGTATGTTGTCTACCGAAAAAGAAGTTGCTGATACTGCAGAAGGAAAGTCCACCAGAGACATGACTCGAGCACAAGTGGTAAAATCTACTTTCCGTGTTTTAACTCTTAAACTGGGTCAGGCAAAGATTCCGTTGATAATGACAAACCATACGTATGATGTTATTGGGTCGTATGTTCCAACAAAAGAAATGGGAGGCGGAACAGGACTCAAATATGCTGCGTCTACTATTGTGTATTTGTCCAAGAAAAAAGACAAAAACGCAGACGGTGATGTGGTAGGAAATATCATTCATTGCAAACTGTATAAAGGAAGACTTACCAAAGAAAATAAGATGGTAGATGTCAGATTAAATTACGATACTGGACTAGACCTGTACTACGGATTGACTGATCTGGCACTGGAACAAGGATTATTCAAAAAGAACAGCACTAAAATAGAATTACCTAATGGAGAACGAGTATTCGAAAAACAAATTAACGATAATCCAGAAAAGTATTTTACCCCAGAGATTCTAAAACAACTAGATGAGGCAGCAGGAAAGGTGTTTAAATACGGCGGTTCAGATTGATGCACAGGATACGAAATGCAAGAAATTAAATCGGTAATATTTTCAAATCTTGTAAAGAACGAATCTTATTCCAGAAAAGTTGTTCCGTTTTTAAAGTCAGAATATTTTAAATCCAGAACAGATAAATTCTTTTTTGAATTAATTTCTGATTTTATAACAAAATACAATAATCTTCCTACTAAAGAAGTATTAGGTATTATGTTGGATAAGTTGGAAGGAATATCAGAAGAAGAAGTTACTACCATTGGTCAACTCATAGAAGACGCGTATCGACCTGTTGCAGATGTAGATTTCAGTTGGCTTATGGACGAAACAGAAAAGTTTTGTAAAGACAGTGCAGTCTACAATGCCATAATGGAATCGATCAATATTATTGACGGAAAAGGAAAATCTGATTCTGGTGCAATACCTGATATCCTTTCTAAGGCACTTGCAGTATCTTTTGACAGTCATATTGGTCACGATTATATCGAAGACGCAGAAGAACGATATAATTTTTATCATACAGTAGAACAAAAAACTGGATTTGATCTAGAGTATTTTAATCTGATTACAAACGGAGGAACTCCTGCTAAAACTTTGAATATAGTAATGGCAGGAACAGGTGTAGGTAAATCTTTATTTCTTTGTCATCATGCTGCAAATTGTTTAAAACAAAATCAGAATGTACTGTACATCACTTGTGAAATGGCAGAAGAACGAATTGCAGAACGAATAGATGCTAATCTGTTAGATATCACAATGGATGATTTAAAGAAATTACCTAAAACTATGTACGATAAACGAATCGAAAGTATATCAGAAGTAGTCACCGGTAAACTTATTATTAAAGAGTATCCGACAGCAACAGCAAATGCAAATCATTTCAGATTCTTGTTAGACGAACTTTGGCTCAAGAAACGATTCAAACCCAGTATTATATTCATTGATTACTTAAATATTTGTTCTTCTTCTCGACTCAAAAATGCAAACAATACCAATTCGTATACTTATGTCAAGTCGATTGCAGAAGAACTCAGAGGACTTGCTGTCGAGTATAATGTTCCTGTGTTTAGTGCCACTCAAGTTAACAGAACAGGATATCAAAACAGCGATATCGGTCTAGAAGACACATCCGAATCGTTTGGACTTCCTGCAACTGCAGACTTCATGTTTGCTATGATATCCAATGACGAATTAGATGAAATGAATCAGATTCTAATCAAGCAGTTAAAGAATCGATACAACGACACAGTTGTAAACAGAAAGTTTTTGGTCGGAATTAATCGTTCAAAGATGAAATTATTTGATGTTAAACGAGAACAACAAACTGTTCCTATTTCTACAGAAAAGATAGATCTGATTCCTAAACGTGTTCCTAATGCCTCTGCCTGGAATTTTTAATGTGTTCGTATATTGATGTTAAATATATAAATTTAGTTTCTCCACTTTTAAAAAAATTCAAGTGGAAATCTACTAAACTGGCAAATTGCAGATGTCCTATTTGTGGCGATTCCACAAAAAGCAAAACAAAAGCTCGAGGATATTTCTTTAAAAAGAATAATGATTTCTTTTTTAAATGTCACAATTGTGGTGCTGGGTTAAATGTATATAATTTTTTAGAACGCATGGCACCAACTCTGTGT